GCATAAACTTTCCAGATCTCTAATTGTTCAATAGCAGTCATGTCTGTTCTGCATACTGAACCTTTAGGTGACATCATAGGAAAAGAAAATACAGTTGTATGTTCTGGTTTCATTACATCAGGTTCATTAGGTATACCAGATGCTTTCATAAACTCAGTCAATGGATCTTTGTTATCACCTCTTACTGTTCTAATGTAGTAAGGATTATGTCTAGCATGTATACCACTAGCACTATCTACTAACTGACTTACAGTACCTGAAGGTTTAACACAAGTGATAGCTGTTGATTGTGGTATGCCTAACTTATCTGCTAAAGCTTTGTTAGTATCTACTGCATGTTTCTTTAATGTTTCTAATCTAGGTGCAAGTCCATCAATAGTATTTAACTCAATACAATCCATGATACCTGTAAGAGACACACCAAGTAATCTTTCTTCTTCTGTATTGTTCTGCCATCTCTTACGAAGATAACCAAAGTTTGTAAAGGTAGATTGTATTGTACCTAATATAGTAGCAAGCTTAACTTTCTTTACTAGTGTAGTCATAGTATCAGTAGAACGACACACAACTTCAGTTAAGTTACAGAATTGATTAGGTCTAAGAATAATTTCACTACAAGGATTAGTACCAAAGTCCCAATCAGGATTACGTCTACCATTCTCAGCAGCCTTAGCTTGAGCTGATGCTCTATTGAACATACCTCTCTCACCTGATTTACTTTCATATAATGACAACCATTCTTTCATAAAGATACCTGGATCTGGTTTCTCTGTGTAAGCAACAGAGTTATTAGCTAATGCTCTTTGTGGATTTTCATTCCACCATTCACCCATCTTAGCACCACGTATTCTTTGATCAGATAAGTTAGATAAAGATATAAGTGCTGATCTACGTACACCACCTACAACTACAACCTCACCTGTCTTACATACAATGTCATGGCATTCCATAGAGGAAAGCTTTCTACCTCTTGCACTTTTAAATTTAAGAATAGTAAAGTCAAATAAATCTACAAGAGGTTGAGGTCCACTAGCTCTACCACCAAATGTTTTTAATCTTTTACCTGCAGGTCTAACTTTATTTACATCTATCTTAGGAACTCTACCTGTGTAAAGATAAGATATTAAATCTCTAAATGCTTTTGCCCAACCTTCTTTAGAATCAACAACAGATACTACATCTTCTGTATGTTCAAACTCTACATCAGGAACAGTAGGTAACTTATCAGCATACTGTCTTTCAACAGAGAAACCTACACCTGTACCATTCATAAGTATATATAACACTTCATCAAATGCTCTTGGACTATCAATAGGAATATAAGAACAGTTATAACCTGCAACATTCTCTCTATCTAATGCATCACCTGATGTCATCAAAGCTCTCATAGATGGCATAACTTGTAAAGAAAGTATAGCTTCTTCTAAATCATTCCATTCTTTCTTTTTAATTACTCCATCATAATTATTATCAATATGTTTTTTAAAGAAAGATATAAGTCTATTTACAGTTTCACTCCAACTCTCTCTTCTACCTTCTTCTTCTAACCATCTTGAATACCTAGACATATGTATAAATGATTGATACTCTGTAGGTAAATAATTACTTCCCATTAATGATGCCATTTATTTTTCCTTTCCATACTTCTTTTCTAATATTAACTCTGCATAGTGTATTACTTTTCTAATATCTTCTATACCATTTTTTGTTTTGTGACGAGTTATATATTTTACCACATTACCCTCTAAGAAGTCAAGATTATTTTTAACAATATAATCTACAGGTTGTATAGCACAGTCTTTATAATGATTACCACCTATTTGTTTATCACTAGGTTTAGTTTTCTTAAACCTTTCTTTATTAATTAAACTTTCTTCTGCACTACGTCTAGCCATATATTGTTCGTGACTTTCTCTTGACCACCCTCTATCTTGTTCAGGATTTATCCAAGACTCTTCTGATTCTTTGTCTGACATATTTTATTTCCTTTGAGTTAATTACTTTAATTGCAAAACTTCTTGTATACTGTGCATCCATACCTGCATTCTCACAGACATACTCAAAGTTATCACATGTTACACCTACACTACAGAAGAACCATGCACGAGCATTAGCTCTTTCAACACTTGTACGTGGTGATTCTACTTTAGTCTTTTCTTTTGTTGCATCTAACAATGCTTGAAATATAACAGATAAAAATAACATGCGTTCAGGACTACTGTTCTCATGCTCTTGTATCTCTGTTAATATCTCAATATATTCTTCATTCATTAGTCTTCTTGAGTTATTTCATCTCTAAATGTATCAACTAACATAGATGCAGCTTCTTCTGCTTCAGCAGCTAGTTTAATTTGTTTAATAAATTCATCAATAACTTGGGGATGTTCTCCTATACCAACAGGATGTTCCAAGTATATACGTGCAGTAGCTATAGCTTTATCTCTTTGAGAATGAAACTCAGCTAGTGCTGTGTTGTACATTGCTTCCTTTACTGACATTTATTTTCCTCCTTTCCTATTAATTTTACTTTAACTATATCTTTATGTTTATACATATTTATTTTTTTACCTTGCTGTATTTTATATCCTATTTTTAAATGTCTTAAAGCTGCCCAATCATAATTATTATCTATAGCAAACCTAGATAAATTATCAACAATAATAACTTTACCACATTTAAATTCTAATTTATGTGCACCTAAAGCATTAGAATTTTTATCTCCAATCATTTGTTCTCTAATTTTTGCTTTAACTTCTTTATTATCATAATTATTTTTTCTCATTCTTTCTTTATATTCTAAATCATTTTCTCTTTTTTTAAGAGATTTACTTTTTCTTTTTTGAACTTCAGGATTATCATGGTTTCTTTCTCTCATTTTTTTAATATGATCTGGATCTTTATACAATTCAACAGGAGGAAAAAATTTACCACCCACATATGAATTATAAAATGCAGGTTCATCACTACCTTCTATAGTAGAAGTAAGAACATTCCATTTTACTTGATAATACATTTCATAATAACGTAAACTTCTTTTGTTTTTATACTCTGCAATTACTTCAAATGTAAAATGTTCTTTACCTATCTTTTCTATATCTGCATTTAAATATTTAGATGATCCTGTATATATTTCCCATTTATGTTTTCTTTTTTTCTTACCCATAGAAAAATATTGTTTACAACCTACATATGCTTTAGTAGTTTTAGTATTCGTTATAAGATAAACAAACCCAAACTTATCTAGGTTAGGTACGAAAGGTTCTTCAGTACCATATCTAATCCAATGACTTACCATGTTGTAACCTCTTCTACATTAGGAGCTTTCTTAACTTTCGTAAGATACCTGTTTCCATTTGCATAATTGAATACACGTAACCCTTTACCTTCATTCGCATCACTCCAACAAGTACGCTTATGTTCACAATAAAAGCAACCAAAAGCGAGCTTGCGATTGCCACTAGCACCATCAGGCACATCATCATAACACCTATCAGGTGGGTTAGCTTTATCCATTGCTCCTTTAAGATAGTCAATCCTTTCTTTAGCATTAATCATCTCCAAAGAATGAACAGGAGTTAAACATATGTTCCCATTCTGTTTATCTATTGCAAGAAAAGCAGCTTCATCTACTCCATTACCTTCAGCATAAGCAGAGATCTGTGCTATATAACCAAAGGGATCATCAGAGTATAACTTATTCTTAGAAAACTTTTCAAAGCTTCTACCTGATGCACTCTTACAATCAACTAACACTCCATCTATAACACAATCCTGGTGTCCTTTTATTCCATTGACATGTACTGTTTTTTGTAGGTCAGTTACTGTATGTCCTGCAAGTCTTGAGAAAAGAATTAATAAGTCTTCTAACATATGACCATATAAAAACTTAACTCTTGTACTAGGTTCTAAAGGTTTAGGTTCTTCTTTAGAATTTTTGTCATACCATAATTGTCTAGCAGGTTTACCTATAGCAGAGAGTCTTAGGTTACGTCTCTTAACAGGCACCTCATTTAAAAAGTTTCTTAGTGTTTCTTTAATACTCTCTGTAAAAGAATCTAAATGAGTATCAACTTCTTTCTCATCTAGCTCTACCTCTACAAGAGGATCAAACAAATCGTATATATCTTTTACTAAAGTATCAATAGATTTCATAATAAATAATGGAGAGATACTCGTTCAGTAGCACCTCTCCATCCTTTCATGGTTGGTTAAGAAGCGAAGGAAAGTTCCTCATCTGAATCTTCAGTTACAAATCCATCAGGAACTACTTCAAAAGCTTCATCTGCATCAGCATCTACGTTATAAGGTATTAAATTAGTTACCTGCACAGCACGTAAATCAGCAGAGACTCCAGAACGACCTTTGAACTCCCACTCATATGTACTATAAAGTACATTGACTTCTGAACCATTACCAATCATAGTGTTAGCAATGTTTCTTTTCGCAGCATCAACCACTTCAGGTTGTTTATTCATGTTACCATCTTTACGTCTCACTTTTCTTTTGATAGTAACGAAGCTACCACGATCATCACCTTTATTCTTTACATCTAATCCATCAGCTTTAGCTTGATTAATATTCTTCTCGTCAAGATTAGATACATCTATAGACCATACTCCATCTGAATCAAATGTAGTATTTGGACTAACTATACTAGCCCAATATGCGTTTCCTTTTAGTACACTCATTTGTGTTTTCCTTTCGTTGTTATTAATAAATGAATTATGACATACCTCTGAATTAATGTCAAGAGATTTTTTCATAATAAATGTTTTATTTAAATTAAGTATTAAACTCATCTCTATTCTTGAGATAAGGTCTTGTTTTCCTTGATAACTTCTACCCCATGTTTTGTATTCAGCATCACTATAATTCTGTACTCTTGTGTTTTTATCTACAACTTTGTCAGTTAATTCTACTAACTCTTTTGCTTCACACACTACATAATCATGCTCTCTTTCAAATGCAAAGTAATCACAGTCACCATACAGCCAACCTTTATTACCCATTGTATTTAAAAACTCAACAACAATCCATGCGTCATCCAAAGATTTGTTTTTATTTCCAGTTCTTCTAGCCTTTACATCTACACTAATTGTTAATCCTTTGTAGGTTAAATATAAATCTATATGTTTATTTATATTCTCTTCTTCACTAGCTATCTCAACTGTATAACCACGTGACTTAGCTGTATGTATAAATTCATTCTCTACTTTTATACCTCGCTTAATATAATCAGCATGATCTTTTCTTCCTTTAAATTCTTTTACTAATGTGTCTCTGCCCATGTCTTTCCTACCTTCCATTCACTATCAAGAGGACACTTCATTTGTAACTGTTTCTCTGTATCTTTCATAGCATCTTTAGTTATCTGTCCAAACTTATTTATATCTTTGTTAAGAACTTCAAACTGATACTCATCATGTATACTAGCTACAAGTTTAGCATCAACACCTGTTCTGTTAATACGTTTAATCATATTGATAAGCCATAGCTTACATACGATTGCTCCTGCTCCTTGTATTAGAGTATTCAATGCACTATGTGGACTACGTATATGTAATAGTCTACCATCAATACCTCTAATTAATTTTTTAGATGCAGCTTTTGTTACAGAGTCACGTACTCTTTTCAAAGCTGGCATACTATTTAAAAACTTATTGATTAATATCTGTCCTTCTTTAGCACCTGCACCTACTATCTGACCTATCTTAGCAGGACCTGCACCATACATAAATGCATATATAAATGTCTTTGCCTGGTCTCTATCAGTTAATCCTGCCATTTGCATATTGTGTGTATGTATATCTCCAGTCAATAGTATATCTGTAAATGTAGTATCATTCATTAGATGTGCTAAACATCTTAACTCTAATCCACTTGCATCAGTTCCTACTATGGAATGAGTGTAAGGATTATCAACTGTCCAACAATCTCTACACTCTTTTCCATATGGAGAACGAACTGCAGGTATCTGTGCCATGTTAGGAGAATGGTGAGACATACGACCAGTAATAGTTTTAAGAGTCATAACTCTACCATGTACTCTACCATCTCTATCATCACATGCTTCTATCCATGACTTAATCTGTGCTATACGTTTCTGTAATAAAAAGAAACGAGAAAACTTTTTTGCTTCAGGCATATCTATCTTATCTAAGACAGCTTCATTAATAATAATGTTACCTTTGTCTGTATGTTGTTTTGGTTTCCAACCTAGTTCCATTAATCTATCTGCAATCTGTTGCCTTGATCCTATATTAAATGGTATGTATTTTGTTTTTGTTTTCAACTCAACAACTGTAGGATCAAAGGTAGTTACTGCCCACTTTTCTAAACCATTAGCTTCATCTTTTAATTTATTATATAGACTCATAGCTTTTCTCATGTCCATAGCAAAGCCATTCTTTTCTTGTTGGTCTATGATAACTCTTACATTATGTTCTAATCTAATTGAACTACGAGAGAAACCTTTACCTTCTTTCTGTAATATATTGAATAACTTATGTGTTATATTGACATCTTGTTTACAATACTCCAACATGTCTGGTGTGTATACTTCAAATGTTTCTACATCTCCTTTAGGAAATCCTAATCTTTCTCCCCATGCTTTTAAACTATGACCTTCACGTATAGGATTAAATAGCTGTGATAAGACAAGTGTATCTACAATCTGACTAGGTTTTATATCAGTACCTAGCAATCTATTACACACAGGTGCATCAAATGATAAACCATTATGCATAATAAACTGCTTGACACCAAGTGACCAATCTCTAAACCCATGTATCATATCAGGAGGGAAAGAATAAACCCTCCCTGAGTCTACATCTTTAGCCACTATACAATGAACCTTTGTTGCATTTAAGCTATCTGTTTCTATATCAACTATCGCTCTCATCTGTTTTCCAATCATACCAATACTCATTATATAATATCATGGGAGTTCTCTCACCTACCCACACATTTAAGATATTAAACTGAGCAAAATCATCTGCTTCTTCCCATGTCATACCATCTCGTTCTCTTAGTATTTTACATATTACACTATATGAATAAACATGTAAAGGTTTTTTTCCATATTGTTCTCCTATACCTATGATAGCATCATCAAAACCATCTATGGTCATAGCTTCAGCATCTAGTCCACACCAGTTACACTCTTCACCATCACCTACTTCCATTTCAGTTTCTTCTACTCTACAATAATGTTTCCACATTAGAAGGGTATCTCCTCTTCGTTACTATTATCTTCTACTTCGTATGGATTGTCAATCTCTTTCATACGACCAGTCTCTTTATCATAATAAAGATGCGTAGCTATACCAGTATCACCAGTATATCTATTCTTTAGAATACGTATGGTTGTAGTGTTAGATGCTACATCATCTTCTGCTTGTTGATTTCTTTCTAAAGCAATCACTCCATCAGATAGATGTGCAATAGATGCAGAGCCACGTAAATGTGAGAGAGTAACTTCTCTACCATTCTCATGTCCTGAATCACCTGCAGGTCTACGTAGGTGTGATACTAATAGTAAACCAACACCAGTTTGTTCTACTAATGAACGTAACTTAGTCATCAATACATCAATAGACTTTCTCTCATCTCCATCTTCCTGACCTGATACAAGTATAGATAAGTGATCAAGGAATATCCATTTACAATCCAATGCTTGTGCCATGAATCTAACTCTTGAAAGTATCTCGTCATTAGATATAGAACCAAAGTGATCAAAGGCAAAGAACCTACCAGTACCCATAGTGTTATCAAACCATGTATCTAATTCTTCTTGGCTATACTTCTTACGTATCTCATTAATATATAGTCTAGCACTAGCTTCAACAGACATGATATTAAATGCTGTGTTCTTTGTACTCTCTTCCAATGCAAGTATACCTACATTATCATTTGTATTCTTTAACATATGGTGCATCAACTCACGCATGATAGAACTCTTACCCATACCTGCACCTGATGTGAATGTAATCAACTCA